GCCATACTTGGCTTAGTCGAAGATTTTTTTAATGAACTAGTTCTCGATGAAGATCTTGAAGAGGCTGAAGATGAAGATGAAGAAGTCGAAGAAATTGACAAAGAAGATTCTGAAAAAGAAAATGAAGAAGATTCTGAAGAAGAAGATGAAGATGATGATGAAGATGAAGAAGATGAAGATTCCGATATCTGGAAAGCACCTAAAGTAACAATGTCCTCTCTTCGAAGAAAATATAAGGATCGCATCAATCAAGTCTTCGAACATGGTCTATTAGCTAAAGAAATGGCTTTTGATATGGTAAAAGATAAATTAGTAGCATCTACAGTAAAAGAATTAATCGATAAAAATAAAGAAAAAGAATCAGTTCTTGCAGCAAAGAAAGCTCAATTGAAACAAGCTAGCTTGAATTATTTGATCGCGAAGAAACTTGATAGCCAATATAACAAATTATTTACAGTTCTATCTTCCTCAATTGCAGATGTACAGAAAGATCTTACTGATAATAAAATTAATCCTGAATTGGCAAATAAAACTCTAGCTAGTTACAAGATCATTATCGCTAAAGTTCTCGCGGCAAAGAAACCTGAAACTTTAATTGCTGCTATCACTAAAGTTGATGAAATAAAGAAAGTTTTGCTTGCTAAGACTACAATTAAAGAAACTAAAGTTGTCCAAGCATCTAAAACTGTAACAAAAGATATATCTAAAAAAGAAATTAAAAATGTTGTAAAGCCGGTTAACATTCTTAATCGTAATGGATGGAAAGGTAATACGACAATTTTAGCTAAGAGATATGATGGTATAGAGGAAATGAGTGCAGAGATTCTGCGTATTGCAGGAATAGATGAAGAAGAATAAACTATATTATTTTAAAATATCTAAGGAGTGTACATAAATAATGAATAAAGATTATACCGCTCTTTTGAGCGCAAAAGTATGGCCAAAGGTCGAGGGCAAGCTTCTAGCAAATGTTAAGAATGCTGGAATTCGTAATAGCCTAAAGACAGTTCTCGCTAACACCCGTCAGGCTCTTCTCGCTGACACAACCATGCAAAACATGGTTTATCTCAACAATTAGGGGATCATTTTAGAGAAATCTAAAATAGCAAACTGGGTGAATTGCTGGAACCCTTTAAGCCAATAATACCACAACAAAATCAGTGATGATAATTGTGACGGTTTAAAAAATTAAAGGATTAGGGAATCAGCAGCCAAGCATCTGGTAAACCAGATGAAGGTTCAGAGACTACCGGAGAAATGTCTTTTAAAGACGAATTTTCTTAATGACCGGATTAAGCGCCCAGCTCATAATTATATAATTTAGAATCTTGACAACTGAATAATATTATATTTGTGGATAATATATGTAAATATATTATGGGACAGATGCTGATCACATTTGATAAAATAACCCTCTTTTATCTTACCATAATATATTAAACTGGAGGGTTTAAAATGATAAGATGTTTAATATGTAGTAAAGAGCTAAAATATATAAGTAATACTCATCTTAAAAAACATAACATAACAATAAAAGAATACAAACAATTGTATCCGTTAGCTAAAATTCGTTGTGATGAGTATGAAAGTATTTTATCAGAAATTCGTAATAATATATGTCCAAAAAAAATGCGAGAAGGCGTTAAATTGGCTGAAGCTAAAGATCCAGATTACCATAAAAAACGAATTTCTAAAACACAGCTCACAATAAAAGAAAAAAGAAAAAATGATAAAGAATATAATGAAAGATATAAAAATAAAAGAATGGATTCACAATTAAAGAGATGGGAAAATGCGACAGAAGATGAAATACGTAAATTTAAAAATAATCTTTCTAATATTGTAAAAGAGAGATTTAAAAAATGGAAAACTACTGAAATAGACAAAATGGAAAATTTTAAAAATGTTATATCTAAAGCTTCTATAAAAGCATGGAGCAAAAAGACACCTGAACAAAAAAGAGAAATTTATACAAAATTTAAAGGTAATTGTAAAGATATATATGAATTAGATACGATTAAATTCCGAAATTGGTTTGAATATTTTACAGCTATGCAATTAAAAAAATATTTAATTGATTTCAAATATGAAGGTATTACTATACCATTAAATAATAAAAATATATACATACCAGATTTTTATATAGAAAAATATAATTTGATAATTGAAACTAAAGGTCGAACCGTAGAAAAACCAGAAATTTCATATATGAAACAGAAAGCTAGCTTAGCAATAGGTTATAATCATGAGTTTATATGGTATGAAAGAGATCAATTTTTAATAGAAAAACAAATAGAAAATGTATTACACAAATATAATATTATTTGATTGTTAAAGATTTTTATATAATTATGATGAAGATATAGTCCACACTATAATGAAAATTATAGATATAGTGCCCAAAAATCGTTTTACCGTTGGTACGACGCTTATTTCCAAAACTTATCGCCAACCAGATTATTTCAACACAGCCATTGACTAGTCCAATGGGTTATTAATCTAGCTCATGTAAAATCGGGTGAATTGCTGGAAGTCCCTAAAGCTCTTAATACCACAAAGTAGTTAGAAATGACAAGCTTGACGGTTTGAAAAATTAAGAGATTAAGCAATGGGTAATCAGCAGCCAAGCTCCTGAAAGCATAATAAGTATGGAGAAGGTTCAGAGACTAGAGATTGAGTCAATGCAGACAATAAAATCTCACTAGTGCCCGACAGATAACAACAAAGAATCTTGACAATTAAATATTTTAGCGATGCAATAGATTTTGAAAAACACCTATTGTATATGCAGGACAGGTCTGGCCGGACTTGATAAATTTACCCCAAAAGTTTATCTTACTGTATATACTGATAAGAATTTGGGGGAATATAATATGCCAGAGTGTCCAATATGTCATAAATATTTTAAACATATAAACAATATGCACCTTAAATCTCATGGAATTACGACAGCAGAATTTAAAACAGTATATCCTGAAAATAATACATGTTCAGAAGAATATAGTAGATTGCGTTCAGAAGCTAATAAAAATCAAATGGAAAAAATACATAGTAATTCCAATAAAGAATATTTAAAGAATAGATATAAAAATGTTGGTGCTGGAAGAAAAAAAGCATGGAATAATTGTTCAGAAGAAAAAAGAAAAGAGATTGCAGCAAAATGTTGTAAAACATTGATTGAATATAATAATAATATTGAAAACAAAAATAAAAAATATAAAAAAATAGCAGAATCACTGAGAAATTATTATAAAAATATGGATCCTGAAACCAAATTAGCTATATTAAAAAACAGTATTTTTAAAATCAGAAGATTCGGTGGACATAAAATTAGTAAATGTATCGGTGATATTGAATATAAGTTCAGATCAGTTCCGGAAATTTGGATAGCTGAAACTCTAGAAGAACTTAAAATAAATTGGGAATATGAATCCCTAAGAATATTATATGTATTTGAAAACAAACAACATATATATGTTCCAGATTTTTATCTTAAAGACTACAATTTGGTAATAGAATTTAAAGGTTATAATTTCATTGAAGAACATGTTCAAGAATGTAAAGAATATTACACTAAAAAGGCCGGTTATAATTATAGTTTAGTTATGTATAAGCCAAAAAATGAATTGGTTTCATATATAAAACAAATATTAAATCGCTGAAATATTTAATTAAAAAGAATCTGGTTATCTGAAGATATAGTCCGTCCTATAATGAAAATTATAGATTATGACGTGGATTCGATTCCTTGATGCCTACCTATTAGATCTAAATGGTGCAAAAGTTTCTACTGGTAGTGCATTTGGTGCAGGCAACATCTATCCATGGAGCAATGGAGATACTTCATACTCTACACCTCAGACTGCAGTCAATGACGTAATTCTTGCAGATGCCGGTGCTGACGCAAATGTCAACTTCAATGGTACTCTTTCTAAGACACCATCTGAAGGTACACTATTCATTGAAGCCGGCAATAACGCAACTCAATTCACTTCCACAACTAAGATTGCCGAAGTTGATAAGAACGGCGTTGTTCATCAACTCGGAGCCGTTGGTGTTGCAGGTGTTGTAAATCCAAAAACTGGTGTATGGGTTCTAAACTTCTCTGTTGAACCAACAACTGCTCTACGTTTTAGCTACAAGGAAGATATTCAAAAGAACATTCCATTCGGTGCTGGTAAAAACTACAACACCATGCAATTTGACATTACTTCTTTCGCAGTAGAAGCTAAGACACGTAAGATCGGTGCAACCTATAGCTTCGAACTAATGGAAGACTACAAAAATGAATTTGGCGAAAACTTTGAAGATAAGATGGTCGACTATCTAACAACCACAATGTTAACTGAAATTGATGGTGAAACAATCGATATGCTTACCACAAAGGCAACAGAGTCAGATTCATGGGATGCAACACTTCCTCTAACATGGACCCGCGGATTGAATGCTTGGTATGAAACTATTATGCCAAAGATCAATAAGCTATCCAACCAAATCTTCCAAAAGACCCACGTTGCTGGAGCATCTTTCTTAGTTTGCAGCCCAACAACCGCAACTGTATTCCAATCAATGATGCAATATGCTGGTAGTGGCAATCCAACACAAGGCAACATGGAAGTCGGAACAGTTCGTTCTGGAACACTAGCTGGACAATACAACGTCTACATCTCTCCTCTATGCGAAGATGGCAAGATCCTAATGGGCTTCAAAGGCTCCAAGCCTGAAGAAACCGGCGCTGTATATGCTCCATATGTACCAGTTCAACTACACCCAATTTACTACTCTGAAGGACAACCTTCAATCATGGCTCGTAGCCGTTACTGGATGGGTGTTCTACGTCCTGACTACTACGCTGTCCTTAACGTAACTGGTCTATAAGATTAGCTAGTAATTGATCATGATATAAGTTAAAGAGAGAGGGAGAAATTCCTCTCTCTTTTTTTATGTTCGATACTAAAATTAAATACGTATATATAAATGATAACTAGTGAGGATTCGTCAAAAAATGATATTAGATGATATTAATACTATAATAGCTCGAATTGTTAGTTTCGAAAACCCAGCAGCATATTCTAAGTTCGAGAATATTGATACGTATGATGATTTTAAATCACTACTTCAAACTAACTTCTCATCGGCATTCAATAAATATCTTAATAGACAAAACATCTGGAGAGGTATGTCTTCATATGGTAGTATGTTTATTATTTCTCCAGGAATTCGTAAATCACAAAATACAGTCAATATCTATACAAGATTATTATCTGATATCCTACCTAATTGGAAAGATTATCCAAAAAGAAATCGAAGCTTTATATGTTCGAGTAATTACATTGGTGCAGGTGGTTATGGTGAAGAACAATATTTAGTTTTTCCTGAAAATGGATCAAAAATTGGCATATGTCCAAGACATGATATTTGGGGATCATTTAAGGATAGTGTTGGAATTCTACCTAATCTAAATCATGCAATCGATACATTGATACTTTTAGCTAATGATAAGTTTGGTTCATTCGATTATGATAGTGATATATTTAACAAGATTGATAATAATGAAGAATTAATTAATTTATTTAATCTTGTTGATGAATATATATCAATAACTCCATATAATCAACTATTCAATAAGATTGAAAGTTTGAGATCTCGTGATGTAATTCTCGAATGCAAAGAAAATAATATTCCATTGTTAAAACAATTGGAGATGAAGTTAGATCCAAAAACAAACGGTTTTAAATTACAAACAATTGAAAATTATTCAGTTGGGTATGATATAACACAAGAAGTTTGGACAGATGCTCGATGTTTATTTGTTTATGAAGCTAAATTACACGAATTGATAGAAATCAATTACAAGGTTTGAGTGAGGATAATACTATGATTATTGATCATATAAATACTATAATTGCAAGAATAAAACCAGGTAAAGAAAATCTCATAAAAAGGCAACCGGTTAACGAACATGCTGAGTCAGAAATAGTAAATTTACTATGCGGAAGATTCAGTTCAGCATGGAATAAATACTTTAAAGAAGAACAAGAAATCTGGAGAGGTGTAAAATCTTATGATTATGGCAATATTGTTGTAGTGTCTCCTGGTACAAGAATATCACAAAATGTAAATAATCTTTATACAAGATTGTTATCTGATATTCTACCAGATTGGAAAGACTATCCTAAAAGAAGTCAATCATTTATTTGCACAAATTCAAAAAATTTATCTTCATTTTATGGTAATTCATATCTAATTTTTCCGGAAAATGGAGCAAAGATTGGAATTTGTCCTAGAGCCGATATATGGGATTCTTTTCGTCTTACATTAAACCACCCATCTATACCCGAATTTGTTGCAGAAATAAGAGCAATATTAAGTATCGCGAATGAAAAATCGTTAGAGTCTATTAATAATTTATTAGTAGATGGAACTGTTGAAGAAATTGTGTTAGCAATGGATAGAGCAACAGAATTTCTGAAACAGCATCCTGCCGGCATAACTTCTATCTATGATATCCGGATGAAGGATGAATTCATAAACAATAAGAATCTAACATTATTAGATTATATTCAAAAACAATTAGATCCAATAAAAAATGGTTTTGTATCAACCACAATTGAGCAACTTACGTTGTCACAGACTAAAGAACATGAAATTTGGACAGATGCTACATGTTTGATGGTAAAAGAAGAGACCGTACCACTTTTACGTCGAATTATGAGTAGGTTTTCATCATGCTCAACGAAATAAATATACTAATAGCTCGAGCTCTCGATGAATCTAATCCAGATCAGAATATACGGTCAATCATTGATTATGAGAGTAATATTGATTCTGAATATAAACATTTTGTCAATCTACTCAATACAGATTTTAACAGCGCATTCGATAAAGCTCTTAAAGGTGATGTTATTTTAAGAGGAACTTCATTTAAGGGACAAATTGTATTAGGTTCTCCTGGTAATAGAGTTTCTCAAAATACAACAAACATCTATACTCGATTAATATCTGATGTTCTACCTTCATGGAAAAATTACCCAAAAAGGAATCATAGTTTTATCTGCACTGAAAGTTATACTAAGTCGACTGCATATCAATCAACAAGATATTTAATGCTTCCGGAAAATGGATCTAAAATTGGTATATGTTCGTCAAGGGATATATGGGATTCTTTCGAAGCCTTATATAAATTTGGAATTCCAAACCTGTCTGCGTTCAATTCCTCAATGTCATCCTTAATGGTATTACCGGTAGCGATTGATATGGATTATTGGGATAAACATCAAAAAGAATATCCGGCATTGAGCATGCTATATGGCACAGAAATTAATAAAATATCAATTGATACTTATTTTAAACGAAAATCTGTACAAGAAATCTTGCAATTATTTATTGATTTTGAAAATTTATGTCGTAATAATAGTAAAGTTAATTATGAAAAACATGAAACATCGGTAAAATTTAGAGAAATAATACTAAAAAGGATTCTTGATCACAATGAACATTTAATTGACATTCTAAATGAAGTATTATCTCCTAAAGCGAATGATTTTAAACTAGTTTCGATCGAAAATTATAGTTCAGAATCTAAAGGGCATGAAGTATGGACTGATGGAGAATGTTTAATGATAAATATGGATATTCCAATATATTATGCATATCATATTAGAGATCATCATGGAGAAGAAGATGAAATTGTATCCAACTTTATAAAAAGATTATTTAACAACGAACCTAGATTAAAAGATTTATTTGATATATTGACTAAGAAAATAATTGATGAAAAACAATCAACTAGATTCGATTTATAGGAGATATTAATATGATCATTGATGACATAAATATTATTTTAGCAAAACTTAAACCTTCTCAGTATCGGCAATACTGGAAGATGTGGAATGAAAAGTTTAGACATCGTTATGACGAAA